TTTAATATCAGCAAGATGAGATTTTTTGGCGCTTTCTAGCTGCGCGTTCACCTTTTCAAGTGCAACAGCAGTATCATCAGCGTTTTGGCGGGCTTGATTTAAGCTGTCACCTAATGCGCTACGCTTTGTTTGCGCAGAATTTATCTGCTTGTCTAAATCACCAATCTGCTTTGATGTGCTCTTGACTTTTGCCTGTAACGCTTTTAAGTCAGATTCTGCGCCCTTTTTGTTCAGGCGGGCATCTACTATGATTGACCCATCTGCCATTGAATCAACCTCCTCTCTTTGACTTTTTTAGAGTTGGATTATGGCTTAAGTAACGCAAGCAGCCGCTCTTTTTCTGCCTTATCCTCCGCGCTTTCAGGAGCGTGGATTCTGATGATTCGATCGTTCTCTTTGGCAAATTCCTGTTCACTCTTATCAAGTTTTTTTCCGTGAGCCCTTTTATATCGAATACTTACGACTTGAGCAAATAGCCCATCTCCAATACCGTAGAACGCCCCGAGAAACTCCCACCAATGCAAATACTCACATCGGCGGCAACTGTAACCCAGTACTTTATCAACAGCAGGTGCAATTAAGGCCGCATCTTGTTCCCAATCTACAATTCGGGGGCGTGGAATTGTAGAATCTTCGGGTTGCCCGCCATTGATAAACAAAAACGCTGCCCGTAACGCAGCATTTGCGTCGGGCAGCGCTTGCCATTTTGGGTATAGAATTTCAAGGCAGGCAGCGTACTGTTCCTGTTGAGTCATTTCCGGATCTGCTAACGCCGCAAGGGCATCAAGTACAGCTCGGAAATCAGATCGGATGGCAAAATTCTGACCATCTATGTCTACAGTTGTGGGCAGGTCCCAGGCGCTCACGCCTTCTGGCCGGGGGCCAGTCCCTTGGTCGTGTTCGCGTAGGCACCGGCGTGTTTCTGCACACGCTTCTGGCTGGCTTTGACGGCCTTGCCGACAGCATCCTCAATAATGGGGACTGCTGCCTGGAGGGCTTTCTCGAAGACCATGGTGCCGTCCGGGAGCAGCGCCAGGGCAGAAACCCCTTTGAAGAACACCGAGGAAGCATCGCTACCGAAGATGTAGTTGATCTGCTCCCGGATGAGCTTGTCCGCCTCGATGATCTGGTCTACGCCTGCGTCTGCTGCCAGCCCATCGGCCAGCTGCTGAATGGCGCGGCGGGCATCCTCCAGTCGTGCCGCAATGCCAATGTCCGCAGGGTTGACATAAAGCGTGCCCAGCAGGGTGCCATCGATGTCTTTGACCTCGTAGCTTTTAAGGCCTCTGTCGATTTTTAGTTCCATTGTACACCTCCGTTATGCTCAGGCCTCGGTGAAGGCCTTGGTGCTCGGGTTAAAGGTACCCGTGGTCTTCACGCCAGTGTAGTGGATGTTGAACGGGATCTGGTAACCGGTGGTGTCGCCGCCATAGCTGGAGACCTCGATGTAGCACTCCTCGCGCACAGCGGGGAAAGCGCCAGATGCCTCCTCGTTCCAGAGCTTGACCTCCACGATATCAGTTTTGAGGTCATCAAGAACCATGTTGCCATCAATGATGGACTGCAGCTTTTCAAACAGGGGATCGCCTTTTTCGGCGTAGTAAGGGCTGACCTCGCCCTGCTTCTGGTAGCTGTCAATCGTCACAGACGTGTTACCGAGAATGTTTTGCTTTTTCTCGACATTGGCGCTCAACTCGGGGGAATACTCCTCCAGATCTTTGCCCAGGCGTACATACTCGGCAGTGCCATCACTGTCGTTTGCAAAATGGGCATTCAGATAGTGCGCCATGTATTTGCGTTCAATCTTCATATTCAGCTTCTCCTATATGTGATTTGTATCTGAATCTGATATTTTGCGCTATCGACACCAATCTGCGATGGATATGCGGTCAGTGTTGGAACGATAGCACAAACCCGACCTTCCTCTATGCAGGGGTAGTTTCGGGCGTTGTTCTGCTCTACCATCCACGCAATCAATCCCGTAAAAAAAGCGAGATTGTCGGAGTTTTGTTTGACATCGGCCCCAAAATTCTCACGCGTAGCAAAAATATAGTTTTGAGTCTGTTTATCATCCAGAACATAATCTCCGAGAATGTTCTCATGGTATTTCAGAGTGGATGGTGATGCGTAAATGGCGTATTCGGTTGGGTTTTCACCAAGGTAATCAGCGCCAAATCGTTTGTTTTTGGACAGTAGCGGGCATTGCCTAAACCACTTTCGGATTCCCTCAGTGCTATTTGATACCTGCGGCATTTTTTGCCTCCCTTACAATGTCACTGATGTGATCGGCTTTCATGCGCTCTGCCCAAAACGGCCCGGCTAGAGCGTTTTTATCAGTTTTGTACTGAATTGCTCTGCCGGTAGGATTTTTTCTCTCGCCGGGACGAGAGAAAAACCGTGTAGGCGTTCCACTGTTGTCATCGAAAACAGGAATATTCGGGCCATAGACTTCGCCCATGTACATATAATGCGCATAGGGGCCCGGGTAAACAATGATACCAGAGCCAATATCAGTTGCGGCATAAGGGCTCTTTGCAAGCGTAAATGTGTCCGCAGGAGTGTAATCCATGCACCACCGTATTACCGCGTTATCAATGGCCTTTTGAACAATTCCATGATCTCCAAAGCCGTGGTTGGTAAGAATAGTGTTTATGCTATCGAAATCAAACCGCGAATCTACTGACAGTTGCATTAAGCACCTACGACTTTCCAATGCCGCGCCTGCGGGGCGCGGCGGTTGTCAGTGACCTGCAAGATGGTTGCAGCTTCGGAATAGGTGTCATGGATGGCGGCGGGACGCAAGCCCTCAGCACCGATGCCCAAAACCACAAGATCACCAGCGGCCAGAGTAAAAGCGGCGGCAGGGTCATCGGTGGCGGCGTACTGCTTAGGGGGCAGATACGCCTTGCCGCCGAAATCTGCATCCGTGGGGATGCGGATTGTGACCTTGTTTGCCGCTTTCAGCCCGGTGCTGTCAACAGTGGTCGCATCGGAGTTGAACCAGTGAACGCCCTGGATGATGGTGCGCTCGTAAACGTCGCAATCCTGTTCCGGATCGAATCGCCGGTTATAAAGGGTGATGGTGTCATTGCAAAGCCGCATTTTACCTCACTCCTCTATACAGCAGGGGAACGCCGTAGTCATCCAGCTCACCGTACAGCATATCCGCCGTGATGGCATTCATCTGCTTGGCTGCGGCATCGGCATCCGGCATGTACACCGGATTTTTCAGAATCTCTTCGGCATCGAAATGACGCGGATCGCATGCGATTGGACCAATGGATTTAGAATAGGTCATAAATCTGATGCCAAGCTGATCCAAAATTTTGACTGCGATCGCTCCGGCTGCCACACGTCCGATTGTTTCACGGCCGGAGGAACGGCCACCACCGCGGTAATCTCTGAAACCATATTTCATATCAAAGGTGTAATCAGCATGTCCCGGACGATAATAGGATGCAATTTCACTGTAATCTTTGGACTGCTGGTTTTTATTATATACAACAAGTGAGATTGGAGTTCCGGTTGTTTTTCCCTCAAATACACCGGATAAAATCTCAACGGAGTCATCCTCCTTACGCGGGGTAGTGAATTTGGACTGTCCCGGTTTTCTGCGATTTAAAAATTTCTGGATATCTTCCTCACAGAGAGAAAGTCCTGCCGGACATCCATCTACAACGACACCGACTCCTTTTCCGTGGGATTCCCCCCAGGTTGTTATTTTAAATATATTTCCAAATGTTGATCCTGCCATAGGTATGTACTCCTTTATCACCAAATATAAAATGATTATAAAAGATTTCGCTTTGCGCGACAATAAGAATATGGTAAAATATAAAAAGTTGTAAAAAA